GCACTGCGAGGATTTGGCCGTTTTGTCCCGTCGCGGCCCGACCTATGACGCACTGCGCAAGGAACTGAAATTGATTGAGGGCTGTTGCCGGCAGATCGCTTTCTGGCGTGGCGGCGACGCCCGCTGGCTGCCCATCGGCATGATGATGGAAGAAGCCCATAAGCGGGCCGGGAACTGGTGCCGCGACAAATCATTGACCGCGACACTCGACGCCAACCCGGCCAATCCGCTGTTCAAGAAGCTGGCGGACAATTTGCGGAAATTGGAACGGCTGACGCGCGATCTCGAAAACAAACGCACCGGGCGCAGAGGGCCGATCCTGCCGCAGCCTTTGGAAGCGCCATTGCGCCAAGGCCGTCCGGTTACGGTCATCCGTCCCTCGGGGTTGATCATCCCGGCATGAGCTACGGCTATCGCGGCTGGCATGTCGGATTCACCTTCGACGATCCGCAGACCAACGCGCCGATCCAGCGCATCTATGAAGCGCCGCCGGGCCGGAAGATCGTCAATGCCCAACCGAGCGAAGACGAGCGCTCGCTGATTGTCACCCTCGACGACGGCACGACGCAAACCGTCATGTTGTCGGCCCCTGCGGATCAGACCGTCCATTAAACAATGGAACCGTGCGGGACAGTGAGTTGCGTGTGCATCAAGTGCCAGAAGGAAAGCCCTAGTTTCGACGCGTACCATGCCGAGGATGTTTCCTTCGAAGTTCAAAAAAGCCGAATTCTTGAGGGCCTGAGGGCGCTTGGTTGGGAAATTTCAAACGATAGCGATGATCCGGTGTGCCCGAATTGTCGGGTATTCCATTGAGCGACGATGACGTGCCGGAGAATCCGGCCGACAGTCAAAGCGCCGAGAACAAGACCGACGAAATCCCGAATGCCGCCGACCCGGCTTCCCAAAAGCGGGCCAAGCGTAAAGCGGACAGACGGCAGGAAGAAGCCGAAGAGTTCTGGCAACGCGTTTTCGCCGACCCCATCGGTCGCCGCGAAATGTGGGGACTGCTTCAAACCACCCACGCTTTCGAGACGCAATTTGCTTGCGGGCCGCGCGGATTTCCCCAGCCCGAGCGGACATGGTTCGAGGCCGGTATCCAGTCAATCGGAGACCGGCTTTGGAAAAGTTGGCTGCTGATGGCGCGCGACGGCGCGCTGTTGATGCAGGACGAGCACGACCCGCGATTTGCTGAACGCGCAAAGAGGAAAGCACCCATTGGCTGACGATCCGAAACCAGACGCTTCTCCAGCGGTAGCGATTTCACCGGCTCCGGTCGCGCCCGCTCCAGCCGGCGAAGCTGCTCCGATCCCGGTTGCCGCGCCCGCTCCTGTTGCTGTCGCCGAGGCGCCGGTTGCTGAAGCGCCGAAGCCATTTTCGCACACCGACACCCCGACACTGCTGCAAGACGCCGGCAAGCCCGAAGGCGAGAAGCCTGCCGAGGTAAAAGCGGAACCCGAGAAACCGGCCGAAGCGAAGATCGAAGCCGCGCCGGAAGCCAAGCCCGACGATAAACCGGCGGAGAAAGCGCCCGAGCCTCCGGCCCCTGAAATCAAGGCGGAGCCGCGCGTTTACGAGGCGTTCAAGCTCCCCGAAGGATTGACCGCCGACGAGAAGCAGATCGGCGAATTCACTGGCATTCTCGATAACGCCGCCTTGTCGCCGCAGGAGCGCGCGCAACAGCTCATGGATTTGCACGGCAAGGCGATGCAAACCTTTGCCGAGCGCACGCTGGAAAATCAGCATCGCGCCTTTGCCGACATGCGCAAGGGCTGGCGCACGCAAGTCATGGCCGATGAGGAAATCGGCGGGGCGGGGCACCAAACCGCGATGACCGCGATTGCCCGCATGCGCGACATGCTGGTGCCGCAGAAAGACCGCAAGGCATTCGAGGAATTTCTGCTGGCAACCGGAGCCGGGGATCATCCGGCGTTCTTGCGCATCCTGCACAACGCGGCGCGGCATTTCGACGAACCGGCGGTTCCGGCCCAGACACCCAAACCGGCCCCCAATAACGGGCGCCGTCCCGGCTCGAAGATGAGCCGGCTTTACGAGAATCCACCCACAGCGGCCTGACGCCGCCGTTCCACTTCAACATTTCTAGGAGTACTCAACCATGGCGACTGGCCAGTGGCCGAGCATCATTGACTTGGCCGAACGCCTCGATCCCGAGGGCAAAATCCCCGTGATCGCGGAAATGCTCGCACAGAGCAACGACATCTATGACGACCTGCCGTTCGTCGAGGCGAACGAGTTTACGGGGCATGAATTCGTGTTCCGTACCTCGATCCCGGCGGGTTCGTGGCGCCAATACAATATGGGCGTCCCGTACTCGAAGAGCACGACCGCCAAGGCGCGTGTCGGCATCGGCATGCTGGAAGACTACAGCCAGGTGGACCGCGCCCTCGCGGAACATTCGGGCGACATCCAGCGCTTCCGCGAATCCGAAGACGTGGCCTTCCTCGAAGGCATGTCGCAGACGATCACGCAGACCATCGTCTATGGCAACACAGTCGCGACCCCGGCCGAATTCATGGGCCTCGCGCCGTTCTACAACACCATCAGCACGTCGACGGCGCAGAACGCGGCGAACGTGCTCAATGGCGGCGGCTCGGGTTCGTCCTGTACGTCGCTGTGGCTGATTGGCTGGTCGCCCGAGACCATTTTCGGCGTCTTCCCGCGCGGCTCCAAGGCCGGGCTGGCGATGGAGAACAAGGGCGACGTGGTTCCGGGCTTCGACAGTCTGGGCAATCGCTTCGAGGCTTACACCTCGTGGTTCCGCCAGCAAATGGGTCTCTGCCCGAAGAACTGGCAGTACGGCGCGCGTCTCGCGAATGTCGATACCACGGCGGCCGGTCTCGCGGGTCCGAACGCCATCGACATCTTCGCCTCGATGGCGGAAATGCTGCTGCTGTTCCCGAAACTCACCAAGGCGACTTCCGGCATCGTCAAGACCGATGCGCCGGACGATGCGGCATTGGGCGTCCGCTCGGTCTTCTATTGCAACCGTACCTTCCGGCACTGGATGGACGTGCAGGCGATGCGGAACCGCAACGTGCTCATGCAGATCGACGATTACGCCGGTATGCCCATCGAAGGCTATCGCGGCATCCCGATCAAGATCGTCGATCAGATCCTCAACACGGAAAGCGCGATCAGCTAACGCGGCGCCAAGGAGAACACTTCCATGATTACCGATGCACAACTTGCCTTCGTGCCGATCGGCGCGCCCCTGTCCTGCGTCGGGGCGACCGGCGCTTCGTTCGCCTCGAACACTATCGACTTTCTCGGTCAGGGCGTCGGCACCGCTCCGGCCGGGATTATCGGCAACGCCACGGTGTTTGGCACCGATCCCGGCATTGGCGGCATCCGTCCGCAACTCAATGTCACGGTCGGCACCGCGTTCGTCACGGGCGATTCCAGCACGCTGAACTGTGAAGTTCAGTATGCGCCGGATTCGGGCGCGGGGGGCGGCTATCAGCCCGGCACCTGGCAGACCGTCGCGGAAACCGGCCCGCTCACGGCGGCGCAGCTCACGGCGGGGCAGATCATCGCCCGGTATGACTTCCCGCCCGCGTTCCCGGCCAATGCGCGGCCCCGCTATATGCGGCTGCTGTTCACCACGCCGAGCGGCGAACAGTTCACCGCCGGCACCATCGGCTCGGCCTTGGTGGTTCTGGTCCGCGACGATCAGGCCAACAAATTCGCGCCGGGCAATTTCGTGGTTGCCTGATGGACGAGACAGCAACCGTGGCGGCTCCCGAGGTCGCCAAGAAAAAGGGCGGCCGTCCGCGCAAAGTGGATTTCCGCTCGACGCCGGAGTTCAAGGAGGCGGTGGCCGCAGCCACCGCCCAAGTCCTCGCCCAGATGGGCAAGGACAATCCCAAGGAACAGCAATCCGGCGAGGATCAGGATTTTGTCCGGCGTTTGGCGTTGGAAATCGCCGAATTGTCGGATCAGGGCACCAACCGGAAACGGGTGGCCCCGGAAATCCTCGAGCAGCGGGAACAGGCTCGGGTTCGCATGGTCGAATTGATCATTGACGCCCGCAAGAAAAAGCTGAAGCCCGACTATGCCGTGCTCAACAAGTGCTACCTCAACGAGCGGGTGGTCGAGCCGTTCTGGGTCGGGGCCGACAAGGTTCCGCAACGCACGGTCATTGGTTGGGATGGCGTGCCGAACGGCTGCCTGCGGCCATTGGATGATGTCGCTAAGGCGATCTTCCACGAGTTTGCCATCTGGAGCGGGGGCGCGACTCTCGTGACGGACGGCAAGTGGAAGGCCGACATGCGCGGCCTTTGGGTCACGCCGGGCGGTCTCGTCGTCAAGGGCAATGCCTCGGGCCAACGGCGCGAAGTCGGCAATCTCGGCGATGCCATGCCGGTTATCGTCGAGGAACCCGAAGACGACAATCTCTTCGCCGACAATCTCGCGGTGCGGCGAGCGGTCGATCCCCGCGCCTCGGAAGTGCATGTCCTGGGGACGATCCATCCCCCGGCCAAGCAGAACCCGAACAACCAGGTTCCTCATAAGGCGCGTGCCTGATGGGCATTCCGCTTCCGCCCTCTGCCAGCCCGGCTTCCGGCACGCCACCCGCCGGGGATCAGGCCAATGCCGTCGTCTCCGGCGCATTCAGTGCAACGGGGCAAAGCGCGCCGTTTGTGTTCTGGGGGCCGTTCAATCTTGTCCTTTATGGCAACAACGGCCCGAACGGCAACTGGAACGGCACGGTTCGGCTGGAACGCTCCTTTGACGGCGGCACGACCTGGATTGTGTGCGGCATCGGCGGCTCCGGGGCACAGGCAAGCTGGAGTTCAAGCGGGACAGGATCGGACATTTCGGTGGTGGTCGGCGAGCCGGAAAAGGGCGTCGCCTATCGCCTCAACTGCACGGCGTTCTCATCCGGCCCCATCAATTACCGGCTCAGCACCACGGGAGCCGCAGCACTGTCGCTCGCCGTGGCTTCCAATATCTAAGCGCAAAAAGGAAACACGCGCATGTCTCAATTCCAGAGCGGGCAGCAGCATCTTACCGGGTTCCCGGCGAGTGGCCTCATGCCCATCGACAATGGCGGTCCGCAGAACACGGTGCTGCCGCAAGCGGCCGGCAGCTTCACCCTCAATGAAGCGACGCCCGTTACCGTGGCGGATTCCGGCGTTACCGCCGGGTCAATCATCATCTTCACGCTCAAGACAGTCGGCGGCACGCTGGTTGCGGGGCAAGGGCCGAACGTCATGACCATCACGCCCGGCACGGGATTCACCGTGGCCGGCGCCGCCACCGACCAAAGCGTCTACAACTGGGTTCGCATCGGCTAACCAATCCTCTTTCCTTCCCGGAGAACATCAATGAAGAAATTCCTCGGCGCCCTTTTGGGCGTCGCGTTGCTTGCCGGTCCGGCCAGCGCGCAAACCGTTCTGGTCCCGACCGTGCAATCGATCTCGCCGGGGGCCGATCTCGTCCAGATCATCCC